TCATCAAGAGTCATGTCTTTTTTGCTTATTTCATCAAAACTTGCCATTAGTCTCTTTAATTCTAACGCGACTTCCATTACAACTTCAGGTGTAATAAGACTTCTTACTTGACTCTGTACTTCTTTGCTTGAAGTTGCAACTTTAGTTGCCCAAGCACCAAGATCATTTGTCATACCCTCTAAAGCAGGTTTAAATAATGGAGACTTAGGATCAAGAGTTTTAAGATTTGCCAAATTCTCAATAATCCTATTATATTGAATACCCAAAGCCACAGCCTGTGTGCCACTCTCACTCATTGCATCCGCAGCATATTGGGTAGTAGGGATAAAATCACGTGTAATAGTAGCACTTGCAGCAATCGCATCAGTAGTATCTTTAACATCAATACCATAAGTAGCCCATGCTCTTTGAGAATCACTTACTTTTCCCTCAAGAGTCTTTAATTCTTCAGTGGCTTTAAGAGCATTGTTGGCTAATTGTCCAAATGGATTAAATTCATCAGTAACCTTAAAGGCAACTTTCACTTCAATTGGCAATGCTTCTGCTGCTTTTCGTAGTTGTGCTAATTCAGCATCAACATTTTTGAAAACTATATTTAATCCAAAATCCGGCAGAGCCCTACCCATAGATTCAATTTGTCTATTAAGTGCTTCAAGTTCCAAAGCCTTCGCCAATGATATATTAGGTCTACCAGCTTTAACAACCTCTACAAGTTGTCCAAAAGATACTTTAGCATCAGCATAACTTTTCTTAATCGCCTCTGAATCTTTTGTTGGATCAAATTTTATTCCCTCAAGAATCTTTGATGTAATTTCAGACTCCAAACGCAAACGTTCTGTTTCCAGAGGAAGATTTGCTTTAGCAATTTCTGAAGTCTCCCGCATCACTCTTTGTCGTGCTTGTTCAACTGTGAGACTAGTTTCAGCAAGAGTTATTCCAAAACTTTTATTTCTTTGCAAAATAAATTCAGATGACGAAGCAGAATTATAATAAGTTTGAGAACGTGCAAGCAATGCATCAGCAGCATCCAAATCTTCTTGACTATTAGCACTTGCAATTTTAGAAATAGCCTGATACTGCAAATCTTTTGCTCTATACATTTGTTCAGAAGCTTGACCCTCAGCCGATTGATTACTAATTTTGGTATCAAAAATCTTATCTTCTAATGAAATACGTAAATCAGATTCCTTCTTTGCAGATTTTTTGAGGTTTTCTGTTTGGTCAATAGCATTTCTAATTCCTTCAACAAACTTTTGTTGGGTTTGAATAAGGGAATCAAATGTACTTTTTGTAATAGCAACTGTAGCACGATTTGCAGCTACAACAGCAGCTACTTCTTGTTGATGAATTCTATTCAACTCAGTGACATAATTTACTGCTTGAGTTTTCATTGCATCATATTTACGTTGATTCTCGACTACAGTTTTAGTCATTTCCTTACGTAAAATTTCATCAACTGCTAAAACAGTCTTTTGAATTTTTTCAAGGTCAGTCTTTAGTTGGGAACCAGTTCCGCCAAATTTTTCAAGAAGAATTGCTACAGCATTAGCCATCATCTTGAAACCCTTAACCATATTTTCAACCGCAGGAAGTGAAACTTCTCCTAATCGTGCCCATGCAACTTTTAATTCATTTAGTCCTACCTGCAATTTTGAATTCTCTAAAACTAAGTCGCTAGCATTCTTAGCTGTACCATCCAGTACATCCATGAGTTTTTGAAGATTTTCAGCCGCAAGATTAGCATTAGGACCAGTCAAGCCAATTGCAGCGTTTAAGGCGCGAATATTCTTAAAAAATTCGGCCATTTTATTTGAGTTACCCTCGGCCAACTTTTCAAGCTTAGCAAGAAGCGGAAGCAAACCACCAAATTTTGCAATTGCCTGTTCTGCATTCTCAACACCCCACTCTGATTTCATTGCCTCCTTTAAGGCTTTAGTTGGCTTTAGAAGCTGATTAAGAACAGCACGGAGTTGAGTGATAGCGGTATCCGCACGAACACCTTGGACTGTCATCGTTGCAATTGCGGCAGCCGACTCTTCAAAACTAACTCCCATCGCATGAGCTAATGGGCCAACACGACCAATAATATCCGCTAAATCAGCAGCAGTGAAACGCCCAACTTTGATGGCTTCAAACATAACATCAGTTAAATGAGATGCTTGACTCGTCTCAATATTCCATCCCTTCATAACCGCAGTCAATAATTCTTCAGATTCCATCAATGTAACAACATTTGCTGATGCTAATTCAGCAGCAGCTTTTAACGCAAAAAGTGAATCTGTTGTGCCTCCAATTTGGTTTTGTAAAGTTTGATAATAGGCTTCTGAAACATCAGCTAAATCCCGGCCATATATACGGGCCATACTTAATAATTCATTGCGAACTAGACCCATCTTAGATGCTACATCAGGTTCGATGGCAACAGTTTTTGCTAATGTTCGATTAAAGTCAGCAGCAGCTTTTACACCATTCCAAATTGCTTGCTCAAGGGCATGAAGAGCTTGCATCATAACAGCAAAACTGAGCGCGCGTGCCCAACTAAATGAAAGGGACATTTTTTTGTTATTAGACACAATTGCATTCGAGGCATTGGTATGCATCTGCTGGAGATTTTGAACTTTTTGATTAAGACCAGTTATAGCTGCACCCGATCCTTGCGCACCTCCCGCGAAGGCACTAGTCATTTGAGCCGCCGTAATTTTATTCTGGGCAGCAAATGAAACAAGGTCAGCTTTAGCTTTACCAAATGCTTGACGAGTAGCAACAGGGACACTACTGCTAAAATTGCCCCATGATTGAGTTAATTGATTAACAGCCGACATCTGATTTTGAACTTGAGATGGGTCGGCACCAATTTGCCCCACACCCTGTTGCATAGTTTGCAACTTTGAAACAGAGGTTGCAAGCCCCTGAATACTCTTTGACATTGATTCATAGAGTTTAGAGGCTACATTCCCGCTGGCATTGAAGTTCCTGACAGTGCTGCCAACATTACCTAATGAAGAATTTAGGCTATTTAATGCGGCATTAAGTTGGTTTATGGTAGCGATAGCGCCAGCAGCATCGAACCCAAGACTTTGATTAATGTCCGGCATGATTATTTACCATACTTTTTCAAGTATTTAACTGCTTTTGAACAAATTTTTGAACTATCTTGTAAGCATCCAATTCCTACATTACACTCGTTACACAATAATGCTCGAACTTTACCAGTTGTATGGTCATGGTCAACATATAATTTTGGTTGCCACCGACCGCAGATAATACATTTTCCGCGTTGTTTTTGATAAAGTTTATTATAATCTTCCAATGTCATGTTATATTTTCTTACCAAATAACTTGAGCGATTTTGTTTTTGATGCTTTTTTGTATGTTTTTGTTTATACATTTTATCATAACATTGTTTTCTAATTTTTATACTCGGTTTATTTGAATAAATTTTTTGATTAGCTAGAATTTTTGCCTTATTTCTTTTATAAGAAGTTTGTTGTCGTTTCTTCTGTAATCTTGGATGCTTTAATCGCCATTCCTTTAATTTAGCAATAATTTTTACTCGATTCTTTTTGTATGTTTTTCTCATACAATTTTTGCATTGATACTGAAATCCATATTTAGATTCTTTATAAAATTCGGATTTATTTTTTAACTTATGACATTTAGAACACCTTAATTTACCATTTCGTATCTCTCGTGGAGGTCTAGCCATTATCCAACTTTCTTTCTTTTTACAATCATCAAGGCCCACGGATTCGGTAATCGTATAGTTAATGCAAATGATTGAAATGCTTCCCCCGCCCTCTCCTGAAAATTGTAAGGTCCAGGATGAATCAGACGGGAGTAAACCCTAGCTTCTTCCTTGTTCAAATTGGCATTAAGGATTTCATTATAACATAAATGAAAAAGGGTTGTCCCATATTCAAGCCGGTAAATGCCACCATGAACTATCATGCTTGCACTACTTTGGGCAGCGCCATACGGTGGCCCAGGTAGCCAAGGAACGTGACCCGGAATAGAAAAAGTGGCTCCTATCTTTGCAGCAAGTTTCTGGAACGTGCCCCATGAGGCACCAGACCACACTGGGATGATAGCCAATGCAGCATTTAAATAAACCTTTCCTCCTTCGATCAATGCTTCCTTTAACTTTGCATCTAATGCTTTCTTGTACACCGAAATAGGTATCTTCATAGTTGCGTAGTTAAAGGTCATTTTCATCGTCTACGCCTTCGCTTTGATTGTGGCTTACCACCACCAGCTAACTTAATATCCCATTCTGCATCGTCATGTTCTTTGACTTGATTGTAGGCTAAAAGTAATGCCTGACTCCAAACATCACAATCATCCCAAGATTCTTTTACTCCTGGGGGACGGATTCCGAATCGTTCACAGGCTTCCCAGACAGCGTAGACTCCAGTTCGGTACTTGGGCCAGAGTATGGTGCGCGTGCCTGCGCTTGCCCAAGTAAAAAAACCTTGCGCGCCTGTTCAAGTTTAGCTTCATCCAGTGAATTCGCTGCCATAACGCAAGCCACAATCCTATTTACTTCGATAGTTGAAAAACCTGCATTTTTAAAATCAACAGTATAATTGGTCCAAGTTTTAGGATTGCCAATATCAACTGTATCCCACTCAATTTGACTTGGCTCCAATGACCGCACAACAAGATACGCGATTCGCCGTTCATTGAGTCGTGAGATACTTTGACGATAGGATTCATCCTCCAAATTTGGAATCCACCCATCTTTGGTAAGTTTTCCAGGTGGCTTTGGAGCCGGACAAATTTTATCAAATTCCTCTAAGTCTAAAACAGATTGCGCCCGAATAACAATTTGATCTTCCCCACGAGGTAGAACCAAGATTTCTTCATGCGGGCCACTAATAGACACACCACCAATTTTCATAAAATTCTCCCTCTAGTTAAAAGGTTACTCACGCATAATGCTAGCTTCTGAAACATTACATTTTCCAGAAACCGAGATAGTCGCATCATTTAAATTGAACTCTAAACTCTCATACCGGAAGTCTGGAAGAGTTGTAATTTCAGATTCTACATTACCACAAGGGGGGCTATGTTCAATTTTAATATCCACACAATATGGTTCACAAAGATCACTAGCTGAACTAATCCAACCAGATGCACCACCTTGTTGTTTCAATGCATCTACGGGCGTAATTTCTTCGCCTGTTCCAGTTGAAACAAACTCATAAACAAATTCCAAACTCACTTCCAATGGTTGTTCATCGCCTTCACGAACAGTATCGAGATCACCACGATCAAGCAAATATTCATATTCCTTTGCTTCTGTGTAAGTTAGATTTCCTTCTCCAACTTTAATCGTAATTTCCTGCGAAGTGAAAACAATATCATCATTATTTGATGGAATATCCCCAGCAGGAATCGGAGGCGAAAAAGTTAATTCCCAAGTTGTAGCACCTGGATGCACTACAGTAACAACATTAGCCGGATCATTTGCCCCAAGAAGAGCAGCATCGCCAGTCATCATATTAACATCTGTTTCTGCTAAATCATCCTGAAACTCAACAGTCCAGGGCCCACCATTAGCTCCTGCTACCGAGACACTATTGACTGGTATCGCTTCAATGGCTGTTTCAAGATTTGCAGCATCAATATCATAATCAATATTGGCTGTCGTATTGCCGTCATAAGTCAAAGTAAATGTTCCATTAGCAGCATTCATTAAAGTAACAGTTTGAACTTCATTAACTCCATTAGCACCCTTTACCGTTTCCTCAACAACAACTGATGCAACTAAAGTCAAACTATCATCATTAACTGTAATTGCACCAACATCCGTATTAGCAAAAGTTCCTTGAAATTCAATAGTGTATGGGCCACTGCCGCTAACTGCCACATCGCCTATATCAATCGTTGATAATGCTTCTAAGGCTAAACGTAAATTAGTCGCAGAAATATTATAAGCCAAAGCGGCTGTAGTTTGACCGCCAAAAGTTGCCGTCCATGTGCCTCCGGTAGCAGTTAGTGTAATAGTCACTATCTCATTACCGTTTGCGCCTGTAACAGCGTAGACTGTCGTATGGCCAGTTACAGTAAATCTTGCACCAACAGGTACAAGATTGGAACTATTATTAAGACCTGCAACAGTATCGATTACCATTGATTCATCGTCCTCAAGTGGTACATCATTAACTTTTGCTGTACCACTGAAGCCGTCTAAAATCTTTACAAAACAATTTCTTAATTCTACACGTGCGATGGCACACCTCCTTATTCACGAATAATGCTGGCTTCTGAAACATTACATTTTCCAGAGACAGAAATGGTTGCATCGTTCAAATTGAACTCTAAACTTTCATACCGGAAATCTGGAAGGGTCGTAATCTCTGTTTCCACATCTCCGCAAGGCGGATTATGATCGATTTCAATATCCACCGCGTATGGTTCACAAAGATCATTAGCTGAACTAACCCATTCATTCGCTCCACCCGTTTGCTTCAATGCATCTACGGGAGTAATTTCTTCGCTTGTTCCAGTTGTAACAAACTCGTAAACGAATTCCAAACTCACTTCCAATGGTTGTTCATCACCCTCACGAACAGTATCGAGGTTGCCTCTATCGAGTAGGTATTCATATTCCTTAGCTTCTGTGTAAGTAAGGTTTCCTTCGCCAACTTTAATCTCAATTTCCTGGGATTGGAAAGTAATTACATCCGTATTAACAGGTGTATTAGCGCCCCATGCCACGTCGAAGGTAATGTTTGTAGTTGGGCTAGTATTAGCAGGCGTCCGTGCAGTCACAGTACGAACTGTTTCATTATTAACAGTGTTTACAGTAAAACGTGCGCCTACTGGCACTAAATCAGTGTCTAATGTATTTAGATTTACAGTAGTGATATCAACGTTCGTATCATTCGCACCTGGCGTATCATTAATGACAGCAGTACCAGCTAAGCCATCTCGAATTTTTATGTTGCAGTCTCGTCAGTTTTGTTACTAACTCTTTTCAAGTTGGATTGGTCATTTCTGCCAATCTCCCAATGTCGCCATTGGGCTCAGACTTTATCTTCTCCCATTCAGGGGCAGGACGTAAAGTCGTTGAGGATTCGTTAAAAACGCCTTTCCTGCTGATAATCCGCACCTAGTAGATTGTCACGCTTTGCGTACTATAGGATACTCGGGGTTTCCAGCATATGGTCCTGTTATTTTGTCTACACATTACTATGTAGTGAGCCTACGTCAAGCTCGATTCTTGCCATAATTTATTGCTCCTCTTTAGATAAAAGTTTAATTTTTAGATGTTGGAGCGATTTTGGTAAAGTTCTAGTATGCCGAAATCGCCAAATAGCATACTTTAATACATGTATTTTTATACCAAGTTTTTCTGCCGCTTCCTTAATACAACCATAATAAATTCCATTAATTTCAATTGGTTTAGACTGTGAATTATTGTCTCCCAATTTTGACTCAGACATCTTTTTTCTTACTTCTTCAGAACGCTTTTGTCCTCTTAATTTTTTACAAGTTTCTTCTGAGATTTTTCTTCCTTTGCGACTTTGACTCATTTCTTTCGAGTTTCTTCTGAATACTTTTTTCCTTTATTTCCTTGACCTATTTTATCACGGGTTTCCTTTGAGTGTTTTCTTCCTTTGCGGCTTTGACTCATTTTCTTTCGAGTTTCTTCTGAAGCTTTTTTACCAGAATTAGTTTGCCTTATCTTTTCGCAAGTTTCTTCAGGAAGGGTTCTACCTTGTTGCCACTGGCTCATTTTCTTACGAGTTTCGTCTGATGGATGATAACCTAACATTCCCTCCCCACCGGCGGTAATGTTATAACCGCGAGGTATAATTGTTCCATAGTGAGCAATCAAATGAATTTCCAAATCTTTTGCTGCTTGTTCATCACCTTCAAATACAACACTAAATGTAAATTTTTCAACTTCATATTTTCTAATTGCTCGCGCAATTACTGATTGATTAGTTCTTGCACAATGTTGTTTCCATCTACGTTCTGGATCATTAGAAATTCCAATATAAGATTTCCCATTAATCGTGTTTGTGATGATATAGACGAACATCTTATGTCTCCAGCTCCATAACAAATCTGGAATCTACCATTGCCTGCCGCACACGATCTGTTTTTGAAATCTGGCCAAATGTCAACACACGAATTGCTTCATTTTTGCCTTTACGGGGGCGCAGACACCCAATGTAGGACTCATCATCTCCACTCTCACCACCATACTTATAAATATTTATATTTTGAGACATTGCTTCCTGTATTACTCCGGCCCACGTCTGTAAATCATAGACACTTTCATTCGCCTGCATCATGCATGTTAGCAACACGTTAATATCTATTTTAATCTGCCAATAATCTCGACTCAACTCATTTAAGAATGGACCACCAATTCTTAACTCTGCATGATTATGATGTATGCTTGCATGTTCTCGTTCATCTAACCCATCACAAAGCAACGGTAAATTTATAGTATCTAATACCGTCTTAAAGTAAATTGCAATAGACGCCGTGATCCACCGAACCAAACTTTCATTCATCTATAATACTCTTTTCAATTGGATGCCAATCTTGGA